CGCCGTCCGGCGCGACGGCCGGACAGTCTACCTGCCGGGGCTGGTGGGGATATGACGGCCATACTTCTCCTTCTCACCGGTATCCTGGCCCAGGCCGCGCCTGACTGCCCCCTGGCCGATGAGGTTATAAGCTATGTTGATAAAGTCACAGTCCGGCAGTACGAATGCCCGGACGGCGACCAATACATCACAATTACGCCGTTTCATCGCGGCACAGTGCTGCAGGTGTTGGAGGAGATAACGCCATGATCTATCTGCTTGACAGGCTAAAAGAACCTTCCACATGGAGAGGGTTGATCGGGCTTCTGACTGGTTTTGGCATTGTCATCAAGCCGGAACTCGCTGATGCCATAATAGCCGTTGGCGTTGGGTTAATTGGCCTCATAAACGTAATCAGGAAGGAATACAAGCCATGAGAAAAACAATTCTGTTCGTCCTGTCCATCCTTGTCCTCGGCATAACCGGCTGTCAGTCGCTCCCCACCATCAACATCACCAATTCCGGCGGCATGGCCGACGCCCAGATACCGAAGGACGGCCAGATGCTCACGGCCAAGGGTGGCGTGAATATCATCGTGATCGGGTCCAATAACAAGGACATACCTTTTGACCTGCTCCGGGGCATGATGCAGAACGCCAACCTCCAGGGCAACGTGCCGATCCAGGGGGGTGCTGTTAATTACCCGTCGCAAACGGTAGGGAAATAGATGTCACCCGAACAGATCAGCGCCCTTACAGCCATCGCCGCCATCATCGAGAAGGTCGGCACTTGGCCCATCGGCACCATCGTTCTCCTGGTGGTCCTGGGGCCATGGGTATTCGCATACCTGATGAACAGCAAACACGAGCAGCGCTTCGCCGCCGTGGTGAAGATGTATGAGTCCAATGTCCAGCTCGTCAAGGACAACGAAGATCTGACCAAGAGCTACGAGAAGATCGTCGGCGAACAGGCGGACACCATCAGGCTATCTACCGCCGCGACAACCGAGCTTACAACCTATCTGAAGAACCAGGTGCCGTGCTATGCGCGGATAAAAGATATGCAGCCGAGGGGCAAATGAGCATAGAGAACGAAATGAGGCGGACCAGAAAGACCAACCTGGAGCACCAGACCAAGAAACTCCGCTTCGATATAGAGAACCTGACCAGGACGATCCGCGTCAACCTGGACTGTACCCTCACCCAGCCCGAGGACCTCCCCATGGATGTGATCGACAGCCAGATCGACGAGCTGAAGATGAAATGGGCCGGATTGCTCACCACCATCTCCGAGCTGGCCCGCATCGAGGAGGCGCTCCGCTGATGGCGCAGAAGGGAGACAGGGAACGGCTGGAGCCGGTTGCGCGGCAGATGTACGTTGACGGCAAGACTCTCACCTCCATCGAGGAGATACTCGGCGTTTCACGCAACACTTTGGCCGATTGGCGCGAATGGGGCGGGTGGGACCGGGCCAAGGCGGCCAAGGACAATTATGAGGCCCAGCTCGTCACTGTGCGAGACACTATTATGGAGCAGGTGGCCGTTGCCCCTCTGCAAGCCGCCAGCTATCTGGATTCTCTTTCCAAGATTGATTCCATCCTCGATCGCCGGGCCAGGAACGCCCGCGAGGCAGCCGAAGCGATTGCAAAGCAGAAGGGTGAGATGTTTCTGGCTGTCGTCAGAGACTTGATCGAATACGGGCGAATTAACGCGCCTGATCTTCTGGCAGCACTCGAAGAAAATTTTGACGAAGTTATCCAGTTCGGACGGGAGAAATATGCCGCCTCTTAGCCAGACGAAGAAGCGCCTGTGGGATAAGGAAGTCGAGGCGATCCGTCTGCAGATCCAGGCGGCCGCCAAGCCATTCCCCGATGACAAGCGCCAACAGCAGCTAAGACGTGCAAAGGGCGCCATTGACATTGCTTTCTTTGGGGAGACCTATTTCCCCCATTACTTCAACCGCCCTGCCTCGGCACTCCATCGCTATTTTGCTGAGAGATACCCGGCCATGATCGAAAAGGCGATCGCGACCGGCGAGGGGGACAAGGAAGCGGACGCGGCCCCACGTGGTAATGCGAAATCAACATGGACGACATTCCTTCTGCCCATCTGGTGCGCGGCCTACCGAAAACGCCGCTATCCGCTCATCGTATCCGAGACCCGCACCCAGGCCGAGGCGTTTCTCTCCTTCATCAAGCTGGAGATCGAGACCAACGAAAGGCTAAAGCAGGATTTTCCCGAGCTGGCCGGCGAGGGTCCGGTCTGGAGGAGCGACCAGATCATCACCCGGAGTGGCGTCAAGGTTCAGGCAGCCGGTACCGGGCAGAAGCTGCGCGGCTTGCGTCACGGGTCATTCCGCCCCGATCTCGTCATCGGCGACGATCTGGAGAACGATGAATCGGTGGAGAGCCCGGAGCAGCGTAAGAAGCTGGAGACATGGTTTTTCAAGGCGCTGATGAAAATCGGCCAGCCCGACACGGTTTATATTGTGGTCGGCACAATTCTACATCATGAGAGCCTGCTGCAGAAGCTACTGGATAAGCCCGGCTGGAAGGGGAAGAAGTTCAAGGCCGTCATCAAGTGGAGCCTTTCGAAGCGGTGGGAGGAGTGGGAGAGGATCTTCGCCGACATATCCGTGGGTAAGGAACTGGCTGAGGCCGCTGCGGACAATTATTTCGAGCAATACAAAAAAGAGATGCTCGCCGGGACAGAAGTCCTCTGGCCGGAGATGGAATCTTACTACTACCTGATGAAGATGCGGGTCTCCGATGGCCCGGCCTACTTCGACAGCGAAAAGCAGAATGAGCCTCTTAATCCCGAGGACCAGGTTTTCTTCGAAGAGTGGTTCCAGGACTGGGATGATCTGGAGATCGATTTTAGCGGCATCATGCATGCCGGGTCGGTGGATCCCTCCCTGGGGAAAAGAAACCGCCGGAACGACCCGTCGGCAATCATGGGCGGGCGCATGAAGGAGAATGTCCTTTATCTGGACATCGCCGATATCGAGCGGCGTCAACCCGACCGGATCATGGAAGACGTGCTCATGTATCACCAGCGCGATCCCTTCGACAAGATCCGGTTTGAAACGGTACAGTTCCAAGAATTCTTTGCCCGGACAGTGGAGACAGTTTCTCACGATCGCGGGTTAACGCTGAATATCGACGAGTTCACACCCAACACCGACAAGGACCTGCGAATTATTCGCCTCCAGCCCTGGGTGAAGAACGGCTGGATCAGGTTCAGATCCGAGCATCGGGAACTGAAACGCCAGCTTCTCTATTACAGGCCCAAGAACCGTGGCGGGCATGATGACGGCCCTGACGCACTGGAAATGCTGCTGGGCCTGTGCGAAGGGGGGCTGTCAAAGGCCGCCGTCGCCCCTCCGCCCGAGGAGGATGGAAAACAGAACTACCACGCGGAGCGTACCAGCTCGCTTTTCAAAAGGATGGGCGGGATGTTCCAGAGGAAGGCGGCCTGATGGGAATCAAGAATTTTTTGACTGGAAAACTGTTCGGCGGGGTTGTGAAGGAGCAGGTCGAGAGCCGACTCCAGGCCGCCGTTGACGAGCGGGTGCTGAAGGACCTGCCTAAGGCCGTGGCTGAAAAGCTCCAGGCCGCCTCCGTATCCCTGGATCGCAACTACGGCTGGCGGCTCCTGAACGGGCAGAACACCAGAGAGCTGCTCCTTGCGCCCTATGAGACCCAGGTGCTCACCGCCTACTATCTCTATAAGACCAACCCGCTGGCCGAGTTCCTGGTTAATACCCCGGCCGCCTTTGTCGCTACGGGAGATTTCCCGTTCCAGTGCAAAAATGACGTAATCAAGGCACTGCTGGAGGCGTTCTGGGACCGCAACCGGATGGAGCTGCGCTGGGGCAACTACATCCAGGAACTGGGCGTCTTCGCCAATCTCGTCCTGACGGCCCACCGGGCCGAGCAGACGGGCCGGGTCAAACTGGGGTACATCGATCCCGGCCTGATCCTCACAACCATCCCCGATCCCCAGGACGTGCAGACCAAGATCGGCGTGGTGATCCGGGCGAGCGAGATGGCCACCGAAGAGCGAACCCTCCGGGTGATCCTGGACAGTGATACCGAAGAGGACCTGTCGGACGACGCCAAGAGCCTTCGTGATCAGATGACCGACGGGGAATGCTTCCTGCTACAGATCAACTGCATGAGTTCCGAGCTTCTCGGTACCTCCGAGCTGTTCAACGTGGCCGACCACCTGGAGACCTATGAGCAGATGATGATGGACAGCGGCGAGAAGTTCGCCCAGTTCAATGCCTTCTACTGGGACATAGAGGTTTCCGGCGCGGATGTCAAGGAGCTGGATGAACAGCGCAGGCTCTACACCCCGCCCCGCACGGGCGGGGCGTTCATTCATAATGAGAAGGTCAAGAGCCAGGCGATCGCGCCCGAACTCAAGGCGACAGACACGGAAGCCGCCGGCCGCTACCAGCGCCGCCATATCCTTGGTGCGAAGTGCATCCCCAATCACTGGTATGCCGATCCGGACGGTTCCAACCGGGCGACAGCGGAGGCGATGGACAGGCCGACCCTAAAGAGGTTCGAGCGCCGGCAGAAGGAGGTCAAGGCGTTCCTGAAGACCCTGGCCGATTATGTCGTCTCATCCGCCCTTGAGGCGTCATATATCCGCCTACCGGAGGATGAGGCGTATTCATACGACATATCCTTCCCACCCCTTACCGACAAGGACCTGGCGACGATATCATCGATGCTGCAGCAGGTATCCGCAGCGCTCACCGCGGCGCAGATGCAGGGCTGGATCGACAGGAAGAGAGCCGCGGCCATGTTC